AGAGATGATTTAGAGTTCAAAGATATTGAAATGCGAATTGGTATTCATGAACAAACTTGGAAAAAGAATGTAGTTGGTATTGGACTAGCTGCTGGATTTATTGAACCACTAGAAAGTAATGGATTATTTACAGTACATGAGTTTTTATTAAAACTAGTCAAGTCTTTATCTAAACCTTTTGTAAATCAATTTGATCGTGATGTTTATAATCTAGCGACTCGTGATATGTTTGATGTTTTTGCAACTTTTGTTTCTTTACATTACAAATTGAGTTCCAGAACAGATACAGAATATTGGAGAAATGTTACTGAACGTAGTTGTATTCGTGGAAGTATTAATAATATTCCACAAATGCAATCTGATTTCAAGAACTTGGCACATGATAAAATGTTTAAAGAACAATTTACTGGAGGTGGTGTATCTTATATCGCAACTGGAATGCATTACACTATGGTAGATGATTCAACTCTTCTGTCATGGAACTATCATAATGATGTTGATTATAAGAAACTGGCAGATAGAGCACGTTTAATTTTTAATAGAAGACAGCATTTGTGGACTTCTACAGCATACATTGCTCCAACATTGAACACATTTTTGTCGAATAAATATGGTTATGAGAGTAATTAATTATGGCGTATGAAACTTTGTGGTATCACTCACAACTACCTGACGAAGTTATAGATCCTTTATGTAAGACATTAGAACTAAGTGATAACTTTGTAGATTCTTTAACAAAAAGTGGCGCAGATTACACTGTTAGAGATAGTCAAAATCAGTGGGTTCCTCACACACATTGGGTGTGTGGATTAATTTGGCACTATATTAATCTTGCTAATGATACTAATTTTGGATATGACATCGAGCAATTTGATGGCGGTAGTGTTCAGTATACAAAATATGAAGCTGGTCAATATTATAATTGGCATAAAGACGATGGGGTAGCAAATCAATATGCACCTAGTTTGACAAATCCAGAAGAAGATTTTATTAAATCAAAAACTAAAAAAATTAGAAAACTTTCCGTAGTGGTTCAGTTATCTTCCCATGAAGATTATACCGGAGGAGAGTTTCAATTTATGGAGGACTATAATAAAACTTTCTTTGCCCCAAAAAAGAAAGGAACTATTATTATTTTTGATAGTAGATTACCTCACAGAGCAAAAAAAGTTATCAGTGGAGAAAGAAGATCTCTTGTAGGTTGGGTTACTGGTCCTCAATGGAAATAAATTATGGAATGGAATGATTGGTCAGTTCTGGTATTAAAAAATCTTGTAGATCCAGTATATCTTTTTAGTGAAGTTCCTTGGGAAAGAGGTCAGTATACTTATGTAAAACCTGGAACAGTTATCCAAGAACCTTTAGAGAAGCAAGTAGAAGGAAGTATCTCTCGTTATAATCACCCAAAATATAAAGAGATTCAGTATTTTATAAAATCACAACTCGAAAAAACTATTGGGGAAGTTTTATATCCAACATATTATTATGATAGATTTTATTTTAAAGGTCAAGATTTAGAAGTTCATGTAGATAGACCTGCATGTGAAGTTAGTGTCTCATTACATTGTTCAAATAATTTAGATTATAATTGGCCAATATGGTTCAAAACACCAGAAGATACTAATATACCATTGATTACTAACCCTGGTGACGCAGTTGTTTACAAAGGTTGCGAGAGACCACACTGGAGAGAACCAATGAAAGGTAATCATAAGTCATATTATCATCAAATATTCTTTCATTATGTCAGAAGAGATGGTCCATATATTGAACATGCATATGATATGTGTAACAATATAAATAGTAACTAGGAAAAAAGTCGCTACAAATATGTCTGAATTAAATGTTGGTGATTTAAATATTTCACAGAATTGTAATTTTGCTGTCTATGCAACTGCTAATCGTCCTGTTGGAGTTGATATAGGATTTATTATTTTTAATAGTGATGAAAGTAAACTTCAAGTATGGGATGGATCTAACTGGATAAGTTTTGGACAATCAAGTTATGATATGTCTGGTAGTGGTAATGTAACTACTACTGATTTGTCTGGTGATTTTTCTGGTTATAGGGTTCTAAAATTTACTGGTAATGGAACGCTGAATGTCTCGCAGTCAAACCAAGATGGTGGTATAGAAATGCTACTCATCGCTGGAGGCGGCGGTGGCGGTGGTGTAATTGGCGGTGGCGGTGGAGCAGGAGGAGTTATTTACAGAAGAAGTTTATATCTACCACCTGGTTCATACACTATTAATATTGGTGCTGGTGGCGATGGCGGCCGCGGATGGAATAACGCAGAACAAGAAGGAAGAGCTGGAAATCCATCTACATTTGTTGGTGGGGATGTAAGTTACGAAGCAGTTGGTGGTGGTGGAGGTTGTGGTCATGGCGGTGCTACACCTAATCGTATCGGAGGAAATGGCGGAAGTGGTGGAGGATCTGCCAATATTTTCAGAAGAGGTGGTAGTGCTATTGGAAATAATACCGGTCCAATTGAAGTAGTGCAGTCAATACGATCTGTCTACGCAGCACCATCCAATAATGCTATGGCAAGTAATACAATTTTACAAGCTTGTACTGCGGATCAGGGAGGCAACGGAGATGCTTTCTATAGGAGAGGTATTCAAGGATATCCTGGAGGAAACTGGGGTGATGGTGATGCTGGTGCCGGTGGTGGTGGAGCAGGTGGTGCTGGAATTAATGGAGGTAGACCTAGAGATGTAGGCGGTCCTGGTGGTTCTGGTATTTTCAATGCAATCACAGGAACTGAAGTAGGATATGCCGGTGGTGGTGGAGGCGGAACCAGAGGTACTGGTCGTAGAAGATCTGAGGGTGGTGCCGGTGGTGGCGGGAAAGGTGGTAGAAATACTCTATCACCTGCTAGTTATGGAGCTGCTACAGGCGAACAAGCAGAAGCAGGTCAAACTAACACTGGCGGTGGTGGAGGAGGTGGAGGATATAATGGTTCTTCATCTGCCATCATCGGCGCTCCAGGCGGTCCTGGAATTTGTATTATTAGATTTAAGAGAACTTAAAAAATGGATTTAACATATATTGCTGGTTTATCTGCAGAACAAAAAGATGTTCTTGCTTATGTTTTAGAACACATAGAAACTGAAGAACCATTTGGTCCAGGAATTTCTTCAGACTGGATTAAAGAAAAAAGAGAAGATCTTAGATTGTCTGCTCCCAGAGATGAAGATATTAGTCAATGTGAAACGATTAAAAAAATTGATGGATCTGAAACTAGTCTTTCTTATAAAGTTGCTGCATTAGCAGATTCTTCTACTGGTCTACCGGTAATTACAATCAAAGGAACTACTACTGATATTGATACTTTGTTTAATGTAAATGGAGATTGATGTACTACCTCTGTTTTCTGCTCCCGTAGCTACGGGAAAAATTGAAGTAAATCATGAGCATATTTTAGATCGTTTACGAACACTAAAATATAACAAAACTGAAAACAATGATAATTTAGAAGTAATTGGATCTGAAATTTCTGATAGTCTCAGTGTATTAGATAAACTATCTTCGCTTGAATACCACATTAAAGATTTTGTAAATTTTTACTTTAATAATATACTTCATTATGAACCTGTAAATTACGAAATCGTATCTTCATGGGCGACAAAAACTCCAATGGGAACTTGTGGTACTAGACACACACATCCTAATAGTTGGATTAGTGGAGTGTATTATCCTGATACTTTAGATTCTAGTATTGAATTTTCTAAACAGGTTCCTAGTAATTTCTATCAACCAGTAAAAAATAATAACATATTAAATTCTGAAAAATGGTATCTACCTGTTGTTAAAGGATCTATTGTTTTATTTCCTAGTAATCTATCCCATAGAGTTACTAAAAATAATTCAGATAGAAACAGATATTCTATTGCCTTTAATATTTTCCCAACAGGAACGTTCGGTAAACACGATTCAACTTTACATATAAATACCATCGTATCGTAATTTTTAACTATGGACACGGAGCAACTGAGAAAAAACTTTGATGAACAACTTGCTAATACAGAGAAACAAATTGTTGATCTTGAAGCAAATCTTGCAAAGGCAAGAGAATATAAACTAAAATTAGTTGGCGGTATCGAAACTCTGGATCTACTAAATCCTCCAGAAGAAAATACAGAGACAACCGAGACCACAGAAGAGTAATCTTAATTCCCTGCTTCCTAAATAGAAGTAGGGAATTTTTGTATCTAGGTGCATGGCTACACCAACAACTAAAGCAGAACTAATTTCATACTGCGAACGACAGTTAGGTGCGCCTGTTCTGCAGATCAACATGGATGATACACAGAAAGATGATATCATCGATCAAGCACTACAATATTATCATGAATACCATTATGATGGTATTGAAAAAATGTTCCTCAAGCATAAATTTACTGAGTCTGAGGTAACACGATTTAATGAAGGTGATGCATCATCTACGTCTGCAGATGGATCCTCTTGGGAAAATAGAAATAATTATATTGAAGTTCCAGAACTAGTGCTAGGAATTCAAAAGGTTTTTGGAGTATCTTCAAATTTCTTAAGAAACAATCTTTTTGGTATGAGCAATCAATACTATTTGATGGACCTGTTTTCTTTCTCATCAGGTTCTGCATTTAGTTTTGGTAACTTTGATCTGACTAACTATTACATGATCAAGCAACATTTTGAAACCATTGACATGGTTATCAATACTGGGTCGTTAATTCAATATAGATTTAATAAAAGACAAGATAGATTATATCTCGACATTGATAAATCTAGAATTGTAGAAGATCAATATTTAATTATTGAGTGCTATCGTTATCTAGATCCAACTGACTTTACTCAAGTTTTTAATGATAGTTTCCTTAAGAGATACTCTACTGCTTTAATGAAAAGGCAGTGGGGTCAGAATCTAATTAAATATAACAACGTCCAACTTCCTGGTGGTATTACTTTAAACGGACGCCAAATCTGGGAAGATGGAGATCGTGAAGTGCGCGAATTAGAATCTAGAATGATGACAGATTATTCACTCCCACCTCTGGATATAATCGGATAAGATGCCTACTAGTCCTTACTTTCCAACTTATTATAGTGGCACCACTGGAGAACAGGGGTTGCTACAAGATCTTGTTGACGAACAAATTAAATTGTTCGGAACAGATATTTACTATATGCCAAGAACTTTGTTAAAAGATAATACTCTAGATGATATTGTCTATAACAAATATCTGGAGCAGTTTCAAATTGAAATGATACTCCAAAATGTTGAAGGGTTTGGATCACCATCAGAATTTATTAGCAAATTTGGTTTAAGAATTACTGATGAAGTAAAATTTTCTGTATCTCAAAGACGTTGGGATAATGAAGTAGCAGAGCATAATCCTACTTTAACTGTAGATGGTAGACCCAATGAAGGCGACCTACTATACTTCCCACTGACAAAAGATCTTTATGAAATTAAGTTTGTTGAAAGAGAAGATCCTTTTTATCAGTTAGGTAAGATCTATTACTATACAATGACTGCAGAGATCTATGAATATGGTAGTGATGACATCTCCACAGGAATTGCTGAGATTGATGAGATCGAGACGCTATTCAGTTCTGCTATTGCGCTTACTATGGGTGTTGGTGGTACTGGAGACTTCACAATTAATGAGACTGTTACCGGAGCAACTACCGGAGTTACTGCAGAAGTTAAATCTTGGGATAATTCTACAAGAGTTCTTCAGGTTATTAATAGAACAGGAACATTCGCAACAGGCGAAAGTATAACAGGAAATGATTCGGGATCTGTTTGGGTTGTAGGAACGTTCGACACTCTAAATAACACTAACAGCGAATACGATCAAAATAGAGTCATTGAAGATTCTGCTGATAATATCATTGATTGGACAGAAGGAAATCCATTTGGTGAAGCTGGCAATTTTACAGGTAGTATCTAATGTTTGGGTCACATTTTTATAACGAAATTATTCGCAAGAATATTGTTGCATTTGGAACTCTATTCAATAATATTAGTCTGAAAAAAATTGATCCTTCTGACGGAACAACTGTTCTAGAAGAAGAAAAAGTTCCCTTGGCATATGGACCTAAATCAAAATTTCTTACACGTCTAGAACAAAATCCAGATGTGAATCGTAAAGTTGCGATTACTTTACCACGTCTTTATTTTGAGATGACTGGTATTACTTATGACCCACAACGCAAAACGTCGCCTTTACAAAAATATAGAACTGTTATTAATGATGATGGTACTGAAATAAAAGAACAATATGTTCCTGTTCCTTACAATATCGAATTTGAACTTGGTGTTATTGCAAAATCTCAGGATGATGGATTGCAGATTATCGAACAAATCTTACCATACTTTCAACCAGCATTTAACATTACTCTCAACATGATCCCAGACATGAATGAGAAAAGAGATGTTTCTATTGTAATGAATGGAATTAATTATGATGATGCTTGGGACGATAATTTTTTAGAACGTAGATACATTACTTGGACATTTACATTTACTGCCAAGTCTTATCTTTACGGACCATTTGATCAGGCAAGTGCTATTAAGAAAGCAATTATATATGAAGGTATAAAAGCAGAAGTTCCACAAAGAACTACTAAAGTCACATACACCCCAAGAGCATTAGAAGATAAAAATGGCGACGGACAGATCACATCTGCTGATGATGATCTATTAATAAGCACAGATGACTTTGGATTTAACGAGGGTATTGAATTGTTATGAGTAACTTTGAAGATAATATGGAAGATCTATTCGACATTGAAGTTGAAACAACTGAAATTGAACCATCTAAACCAGTACCACCAACATCAGATAAAGATGATCAGACAAAAGATTACGAATATACCAGAGGGTCTCTATACTCACTCATAGACAAGGGCAGAGAGGCGCTGGACGGGGCGTTAGAGGTTGCTCAGGAGTCAGGGCACCCTAGAGCGTATGAAGTCGCTGTGAACGCCATGAAGCAGGTAGCAGACGCCACTGATAAACTGCTGGATCTACAGAAGAAGATGAAGGATCTAGAAGCACCCACAAAAAATTCAGTCAATAACAAAACTACGAATAATTTATTTGTAGGCAGCACAGCAGACCTACAGAAGATGCTCAAACAAATAAATAAACAAGAAGAGACAGGAGAGTAATGCTACTTAAAGTAAAGGGGACAGCAACAGATATTGCTAGCACTCCCACAGATTTAGATAATGCTACTGTGTGTTCAGTCGTTAATATTCACACTGCTGCTGTGTTGATTGCTTTGGGTGGCGGAGCTACTTTATACATTGCTGCTGGCGAAAGAGTATTGATCGAGAAATTACCTGATGAAACAATTGATGCTCCTGGTCATTCAGCAACTGAAATCTGGGCAACATCAGTAGGATACTAAAATGGCACAGTGGAATAAGAAAACACAATCCTTTCTACCGCAGGAAACATCTTTATTTGAGACGATCAATATTGCTGACCATTGGGGTGAGCAAACTGATTGGAGACCACAG